GGGGGTTGTGTTCCTTACACAAGGGCACGACGCTTCAAAGAGTGGCGTTAGCGACTCTTTGACCCCATCACCTCTTCCAGGAGGAAGAGGTAACTGGGTGTCGTCATTGGTTCAGGACTAAATCGCAATGTCTTGTGGACATAACGACACCTTACAGTCAGCTCAGACGTCACAGTAGCTGTGCCGTAGAGCTCATTTTCCCACTGGTCTATAGCCTGCATGAGAAAGACTGCAGATCGACCAGACGAGAATGGGACCGGCCTAGCTCCCTTATAGCCCTTTCGGAGGTGCCATAGAAAGAGAGACCGTATGCCAACAGTCTTTCGACTGTCCCGTGTTTGCCCGTAACCTTTGAAGGTGGGAAACCCATAGTTGGGCCCCTTCTCACCTGTTCGAGTTACGTGGCGATCTATCTCAAGCTTCCTATTGCGCCAGCAGTATTGTGGGGTCATCCAGACACCCGATCTGCTGTCATGGTTCCACGGAACCAAACGCAAGCCTAATCGTCTCACCTCGCTCGCACACCAGTCCCACGTGGGACCCGGATTGGAGCAAGCGATCAGGCCGTTCAGGAGATGCGACATACCTGCGCGATCCGTCTCTTTCGGACATTCGCGCATGTAGAAGGGAGTCACAAGGTGACCCCTATACCAGTCGCTACCGCAGCTTTCGCGAAAGCTACACTGCGGATGCATGAATGACTTTGCATCATTCAACCTGAACCCAAGGAAGCGAAGCAGCCGCACCAAGGATTGGGCGTATGCGGATTCGATTACTATATCGTCTCCGTAAACTGCCGCGTGTCGTGAACCGACAGCGCGACAAGCTGCTGTGAAGATAAGCGTCTCTAGGGAAAACGTAAATCCATTTCCCATGGAGGAGAACTTGGCATAGGTGCCAGTTCCCCAAGGGGCGCTATACGAGGATGACCGGAATGAGCAGAGAAGCTCAAACCAAGGCCAAGGCAACAGCCACGCGACAGTATTGAAACTGACGGTGTCCGAAGCCATAGACAGGTCCAGCGTCGCCCAAGATCCGTCAATGGATCCTAAACGCGCTAACTCCTGATTCCTCGTCTGGGTACCCAGATCAATTCCCCATCTTTTCAGACGGCCTTTCAGCCACTGATCCAGCGCGAGCTGGAAGGGGAGCGAGTGGGTCGGCTCTTTCGCAATCGTGCGATGAGTCTTCCAGTTCTTCGGTACGAGCGTGATGACATTGCGTTCAACACACTCATAAACACAGGAGGCAAGATCCACTCCGTATTCACGGAGTAGACGTCCGATGTAAGGTACAGCCGCGCGCGGCCCACGTAGCTTCCTCGTTACTTTGAGGAAGGGCAGTGAGCGGCGACGCGACCGGTCCTCGGTCGCACCGGAGGTGAGTCGAACCAACTTGGGCATTGCGCCCAAGAAGTCGGCTGTGTCACCCAAGAGATGTTCAATCTCCTGTTGCATTCGCCATAACTGGGCACGGAGGTCGGGAGCAAGACGCTCCTCTTTCCCCCAGTACCAATCTAGGCGTTTGTTGGTGATCCGACAGTTGCGCTCGGCGGCTTTGAAATTAATCTCAGCTGCTTTCGCACATCTGTCTTCGTCTGCAAAAGCATCATTCTTCTTGAAAAGAGATGCTATCTGGCGTTCGACCAGAACAGACCACAGCTCAGAATCGGGATACTCTCGATCCTGAAACTCACCCACTTGCGAGAGCGTTTTAACATCACGCGCTCGCAACGCCCCAGAGATCCGATTAAAGATCTGCTGAGGTGGATGCAGTGTTTTCAGCAAGGACAGAGCAATTCCAAATGGATTGGCTCTCACGTCGCGTGAGGGGCTCTGATGGATCTTCATTGATGAAAGGTCCTCTATCGTCAGTCAGGAAAGCCCGAAGGCTTCCGAAGTCCAGCTCCGAACCGACGCACCGCAGAAGCAGTGCGCCGATTATCACGATCACTAGGAAGTGAACGCGAGTGTGGTTACTGGACATATGCCTGTGAGTTCACCATTGCGGTAAACTCATCACTGGCCACGAAATCGCGGAATGTCGCAAGAGCGGCGGCGATATCGTCAGACTGACCGTTCGCAGGGTAGCGAACGCTTGCGTCAAACACAACCTTGGACGCCAGGGGGTTACCCTCGGCATCTTCGGTCCCGTAGACGACCATGAGGTGGCTCTCGGAAGAGGCCTCAACGGTCGCCGGCACCTTGCGCTTCTGAATGAGAAGCCGGGGTGCCTGTACCGTGTGTCCCGATACCATATAGGTCCGGTTGTTCTCCTTGTCGGAGAACTCGGTAATATCAGTGGTAAAGCTTGCCACTGGACAATCTCCTAGATTGGTTAGAGGATACGTTTACTCAGCATTGCAGCGGCATCAAGGATGCGTTTGCTAGTGAGTGAAACGGTAAAGGCCGGAGTAAAGGAAGGAGCCGACACGGGGATTCTCTCCCTTAACGTGTACGACTCTGTTGAGCTGGTAAACCCAGAGGTGCCAGTCCATTTGACATTGGACCCGTCGGAGATATCCGCCGGAATGCCAGTGATTCCCAGGGATGTTTTACGTCCCAGGGAGAAGTACACTTTCTCAAGTGAACTTCGGACTTTCCATGCACCTAGTATGTCGCCGATGTTTACAAACCAATCTGCGACAAAACTATAGGGAACCAGCTCCCACACGGTCGTTGGAATGTCAACCAACGCGTTTACGGTAGTAAACCGCAACTTGCCCACAACGTTAGCACGAATGCTGACATCATGGGTCACCGTGTAGGACGGGGTGAACGATATCGTTTGATAAATCACACGAGTATCGTTGATGGTTTCGCTTCCTGACAGGGAAGCACCGGCTCTACCCTCTATCACTAGAGGAAGAATCGGTTGGCGTATGACTTTGCCAATTGCCTCGATATCCATACCGAGGATTTGCCAGCCATATCGCCATGCCATCCAAGCATCAGCGGCAGCCTTTGCCGTGTGCTTACCACCCCTAAGCGCCTGAAGGATGAGGCGCTTTGCGTCCGCCCGTGCCTTTAAGACCATATCAATGGTCTGCCTTGCTTCTGCGAGTGTAGTTAACACATCGAGATCTGGGGTCATGCTCGCCAATGCGGAGAGCAAAAGGCTATTGGTGTCGACCGATTCGTAGCTAGGAGCTAACGAGCCGGCTGTCACGACATCATAATCTTCGTTAAAGCCCAAAGGCTTTAGGCGAAAATGGGCGTTTGTACACGTAACTGATCGGGGAATTCCCGAGCAAGAGTTAGTGTACGTCGAACTATACGAGCCGAGGGGAGTGTTTCCCTCGTAATCCCAACGCTGATAGGCGTTGAGAGGGAGCATGACACCGTCACGAACTTTCTTGCGAAAGTGTGCGGTGTTGGCGCCAAGGTAGGCACCACGCTTCCGCCTGACAACGACATCTGGGTTCGTTGATAGATTCAACGTACAGGCGCCGTAATTAGCGGGATTTGGACTCCATTGTCCACTATCCGTCACGTCAGGCTCATCGTAAGTTCGGTATGACATTGATGGTCTCTCCGTCCAAAAGACCGAAAGGCTATCGGTCGTTCATATAGTGCATCGCGCACCGTATGGCACGACGACACCTTCCTGTTGGAGCTAATTTCCTTCGCTCCTTTGCCTCTTACGAGGACAGGCCGACACCCCATTGCGGGGTG